TCATTTAATAATGATGATTCTGATCTATTCAGATATAATGAATCGGAATTAGGAATAACTACATCTGCATATGAAGTTCCAAAAATAGGAAACTATATTGTTTATAATATGGGAGATACTGGAAGTTTAGATTACACAACTGGTTGTAGTTCTGCTTCTCCGCCTCCTAGAGGAATTACGGCAAATACAGCAAACATGCCTACATATGAACATCCAAATTGGGCATTTAAAGGAGCAACTGCCTTTGGTAATATAAATATATCAGAATTCTTATTTTTACCATACGAAGACAATCCAAATATTGATATTCCAAGCTGCTAACATAGGATAAGATATGCCATCAGTATCAACAGGTTCAATAAATCTTTCAGTAAAGAATGCTTCTGAATTTGTAAACACCGTAAAATCCGGTGCTAGAATATTGTCATTTTATCTTGGTTCTATAGATAGTTCCACCATTCCATCAGATAGCGAATCTAGAAGAAATAAAGTATATGAAGAGGCTTCATTTTTCAAAAAAATAGAAAAATCAGAAGTCGATTTAGTCACTAAGAAAATTTCTTTTGGCTCTACTGCATATCAAACCTGGAATTCATATACAGATACGTTAAATAATTTTTACATTACTGTAAATAATAATGTATATCTTGTGATTGGTAATAGTACATTTAATACGACACAAGAAAACGAAAAAATTATAGCAACAACTACACCTACACATACTTCGGGAATACAAAAATATTCAGATGGTTACGAATATTTGTATCTTTATACTTTACCTGCAACGAGTAGAATAACAACAACAAATAATTTATGGATGTCAGTTCCTGATTTGGATCTATCTCAATATAAAGGAAAACTTCTTTATAAGAAAATAGATATAAATTCAATATCAGATGTTAGTATTTCATATAAAAATCCAGAAATACCAATTCTAAGTGATACAGGATCTGGAGCAAAAATAAAGTTGCTAACGCAAGTAATATCTTCTCCTGATGTTACAATTTCAAATAAAAAATACAAAATTATTGGCATAGAAGTAACAAACATAGGAACAACTGGATATAGAGATTTTGATTTATTATCAAGTTTAACTGCAACTTTAGGAAGAGAAACTTCAGCTAACATTAGTAGAATTTATAATGCAATAAGTATAGGGTTTTCTTCCAACGAACAATTTGACATGAGGAATTTATTACAAGCTAAATATGCCCTAATAACATTAGTTGCTAATTCATCTGATATATCTTCTGTAATAGAACAAACATCCTTCAATTCTTTTGGTGTAGTTGAAGATATAACAGATGAATCCAATGTAAAGATTTTTACTGACTCATCCCCGACAAAAATTATATCCAATAATGTTAAAATTACAACCGGAGCATATTTACTGGGATCCGCTCCGACTGCAAGTGAGTTTGAAATTAAAACGGCTATAACTCTTCAAAATAAATCTAAATATCAAAAAGGCAAAGTTGCTTCTCAGAGACTGTCAGGTGGAGGTTCACTAATAGCAGAAGTAGAAGTCTCTGATAAAAACTCCTATGAAGTAGGGGATACAATAAAAACAGCTAAAAGTGATAATGTATTTTTAATTAATTCTGTGACTAAACCTACCACTAAGCCTTTTAGTGGGAACGTACTACATATAAGTAATGCCAATTTTACTTTAGGTACAGATAGTACAAAAACATTTGTTGCTCAAGTAATAGAAAAATTCTAAGGAAATATAAATGGGCGTAGAAGACAATTACTACCAAATTTCAGATCTAGATTCAAACACAACATTCTATGATTGGGTTGATAAAGAAAATACTGAAATCATAGAAAAATTAAATTTAATGTCCATTTATGGTGTTTCTGCTGGAAATGGCATTGATGTAGTAATTGGAACTACTGGAAATTCATTTGATGCCGGTGATGCAATTATAAGTTTAAGTGAAACCATTCCAGGTGTTACAGTTTCAGGTAATCTTGTTGTAACTGGATCCATAGATATTTCAGACGGAACATCAGCAACTTCTCTTGTTACTTCTGTGAATGGTCAAACTGGTGCCGTTACTCTATCTCCAACTATTGGACCAGTCGGTCCAACTGGACCTGCAGGAACTACCCCAGATCCTATCTTTATATCAAATAACCAATTGATTAATGGTAATTTTGATATATGGCAAAGAGGAACTAACTTCAGTCTAGGTAAACCAAATACACATTTTGCAGATAGATGGACAAGATGGAGATTTACCGCTACTGCTGCAAAAATAACATCTTCAACTGCGGTGAGAGAATCTTTTGCTGTGGGTCAAACTGATGTCATGGGATCCCCTCTTTATTATGCATCGGTAAATACTGTTCATAGTGGAATAACTACATCTGACTTTGTTGGATTAGAAAATCGTATAGAGGGTGGCGATAGATTTTTAGGTGAGCAAATTTATGTAGATGGTTATATGAAGCTCTCAGGAGCCACTGGAGCGACTCTACAGATCTATATGAGAAGAAATCCAGATGGTAGTACTTATACTATAGAAGAGTTTGCAGATGAAGTTTATGTACAAGCAACTAACTGGTCTTCATTCTTTGTGGATCACACACCAAGTGGTTCAACTGCATCGTTTACTTCTGATGGTTATGTTGGAATTGGGGTTAAAATTAATGATGTTCCAAGTGGAATTACATTGAGCCTAGCAAATTTCAGGGTTTTTGCTACTCAGGGGGAGACATTAGAATCATCTCCTTTCAGAGAAAAAACAGATATCCAAGAAGAGCGGCGCAAATGCTCAAGATTTTATCAACGTACATACGACTTAGATAAGTCTGCAGGCGATGGTACGATGCTTGCTGGATTAACAGGAGCACCTGATTTTACCTCGGTTAGATTCTCAGTTACACCAAATAATGAATATTACTATGACTTTCCTGTTGAAATGAGAACCTCTCCTACTCTTGCGATATATTCTCCTTCTAGTGGAGTTGCTACTGACGGATACAATAAAACTGCTGGATTGGACATGAGACTTACTAGTGGAACTTCTGGATGGAATGGTAATATTCGATTACATTCTGCAGGTCAGTCTACTTTGCTAACTACAAGCAACGCAAAAGGAATAATATTTGATATAAATTCAGGAGCAGTAATTTTTGATGATATTTTTGTTCACTATGTAGCAGATTCTGATTATACTGCATAAAACAATTTGGAGTGATTTATGGATATTAAAAAAGGGTTTGGAATGGCGAAAAGTTTCGCCCAATCATTAGCCTCTCGTGGATTTAGCAATAAAAAAACAGAACCGTTTACTAAAAAACTTAGAGTTTTGAGTTGTTATGGAAATCAACATACTGGGGGACCGTTACCTCCATGTGAACATTTAAAGCAAAGTAAAACTGAAGGTAGATATTATTGCGGTGGCTGTGGCTGCGGAGATAGACGAGGAACTTGGTTAATGGCAAATGACGAGGAGTATAGCAAATTAGATTATCCAAATTTAAGCTGTCCTCTAAATATGCCAGGATTTAGTAATTATGAGGTAAGCAATCCAGAAGAATCAATTCAACCAATAACAAGAAGATATTTTATAGAAAATATGGATGAAGATGAGATTGAATCTACCGTAACTGTAACAAATCCAGAAATACCAGAAGAGACAAAAAAAGCTCTAGAAGACAGAAAAGAAAAATTAGATAAGAAAAATTAATGAATTTATGGAGAACCTACATACCATAGGAGGATATCTATGGCAACTCCAAATTCAAGAGAAAGTCTAATAGAGTACGCATTTAAGAGATTGGGTGCTCCTGTTATAGAAATTAATGTTGATTGGACACAGGCAGAGGATAGAGTAGACGATGCTTTAGATTTCTTTCGGGAAAGACACTTCGATGGAGTGGAAAGAGTATTTTTTGCCCACAAAATAACCGAAGAAGATAAGCAACAAACATATATTAACACAACTGATATTGGTCCAGTCAACGGTCCTACAGGAGACGGACCTTCAGGCTCTGATATTTTATCTGTCGTTAAGGTTTTTCAATTCGGTCAATTTTCAAACATTAACATGTTTGATATTAGATATCAACTAGCATTATCTGATTATTTTGGTATTAACAGAGGATTGAATGGAGCAGTATCACAAGGACTTGCTTCTTATGATTCTACCAAAAGATATATTAATTTAATCGAGGAATTTTTTCAGCCAGAAAAAGCAGTAAGATTTTCAAAAGTAACAAATAAAATTCATATTGATATGAATTGGACTGAAATTGCTACTAATGAATATATCATTATAGAAGCATATGCAGCTCTCAATCCAGAAACATATATAAAAATATTTAATGATCGTTTATTGAAAGAGTATGTGACCGCTTTGATAAAGCGTCAATGGGGATCTAATCTATCTAAGTTTGATGGGGTTCCAATGCCAGGTGGTGTTGTTCTTCGTGGTGGACAAATAATGGCAGAGGCACAAAGAGAGATAGAAATGATTGAGCAGAAGGTTTATTCACAGTACGAACTTCCCGTTGATTTCATGACAGGATAATATAATGAATAAAAATCCTTATTTCTTAGATAATAACAGTGAACAGCGTTTAATAGAAGATATCACCAGAGAAACGATATCTGCTATGGGCAGAAAAATATATTATATTCCAAGGGTTAATTTTAATCTCGATTATCTATATGGAGAATCTTCTGTTACTAAATTTGATGGATCTCATCAATTAGTTGCCTATGTTAATGATGTAAATGGTTTTGGGGGTCAGGGAGATTTAATGACCAAATTTGGAATTGATCTAAAGGATAGAATTGAACTTGTATTATCTAGAAAAGATTTTCAAGATACTATAACTAGAGTCGATTCTGATTTACCAAGACCAAAAGAGGGGGATTTAATTTATTTTGTAGACAGTGATACTTTGTTCGAAATAAACTTCGTTGAACATGAAAACCCATTCTATCCATTGGGAAAACTTTATACTTATGTTTTAACCTGTGAAACCTTTACTTATTCCAATGAAGAATTTGAAACAGATCAGACATTTATTGATGACGTTGAAACAGAATATACTAAAAATGCGTTTGAATTATACTTTACTGGATTGACTGATAATTTTATTGTAGGAGAAACTGTATTCCATATCATGGGAAATACGTCAGATGGTCCTATTTCTCCAATCATAACAAACGCAGATGGAGTTGGACAGGCATATAGTTGGAATCCAAATACAAAATTATTGATATTAGGAAATCAATCTGGAGAATTTAATATAGAAGCTGGTGAATACATCTATGGGGTCAGTAGTGGTATTGCAGCGGAAATATCATCCTACGGA